AGTTAGAAAAATGGAGTGGCCTTTTGTTAATTTTGAAGACCGGATAATTAAATTCCCTAGATCATCGCGACGAAGACGACAAGAGCGGTCAATGAAGATGGACCGCGTACACATTGTTCCTATGTCCGACCAGTTATATGAAATTCTGAAAGATCAGTATGCAATCACTAAAGGTCAAAAGTATGTCTTTGCTTCCCCACAGAAACGTGACTGCATGATTTCTCGAACAACACTAAATAAAATGCTTATGTACATAGGACTAAGAGAGGTAACTGCCCACGACTTTCGTGCAACAGCTTCTACCTTGTTATATGAAAAAGGCTATGAAGAGGCATGGATTGAAAAACAACTTGCTCATGCAGAACAAAATAGAACAAAAGCATCGTACGACCATTCACAGCACTTAGATGCTAGACGTAAAATGATGCAAGACTGGGCTGATATTGTTGATAGCTGGAAATACTAAAAGTTTTGCTTCTTATCAAAGGACCATCTTTTGCCATTGTAAGTGACAGTTCCATCCAAATTAATCGGCAACTCTTTTAATGAGTAGTCATAGATTTTAAGAACATTCCCATTCTTATCTAAATCAGCGGGTAGATTGCAAGTATTCTCCATCCTGCCCGCTTCAGAAACCATGATCATTAATTGCTGCATGATAAAACCTCGAGAGAATACAGTTGAGAATAATTTTGCTCAAAATGTGCAATTATCCAGATTATTGAGCAAATAATTGCACACTAAAAAGTCATTACTCAAGAGTCTTCACAAGCGCACCGTGTCTTGCTTTGCAGTCATTATATTTTGCAACTGTATCAACTGACCAGATTATTAAATCTTTGCCCGTTGTTCCTGCCAATTCATTTAGATTTGGGCATGGCTGGATGAGATTAGCTGGTATTACCGGCTTTGATAAGATCGTTGATTTGGTACACCCCGTCATCATCAATACAGCTAGACTTATAAACAGGACGCTCCACGATCTTTTGCACTTCACGTTCAATATATTCGACTTTAGTGCTTTGCTCTGCTTTGACTTGTTCATATTCTGCGCTCACTTTATTGATCTGATTTTGCTTTTCTGCAAGAGCTTTCAAATTCTTGCGCTCAATCTCTTGGATCTGCGATTGACACTTTTGTTCGGCTTCTTTTAACTGACCAGTCTTGTGATTTAGTACGGTCAAACAGATGACCAATAAAAAAGCGAGAAAACCAATAATGATTTCTCGCCAAAATTTAGCAGCAAATACAATCCACATCACTGCGCTCCTATACATTTCGCATGTCGTTCAAGCTGTCTAGTCCACACGCCATAACAGCCATTTGAGCGAATCGAACAATCGCGCTTTGCAACATATTTCCATTTCAATAATGATTCGCATGCTGCCTTATAATTCCCTATCTTTAGATTTTTCAGCATTGATGAGCCAGACCATGCGCCAATCCCGTATTGATACGTGAAATCAAGGTATAGGTCGTATTCAGTTTGAGATAATTTCACGCCCTTCAATGAATCTTTAAACGCGACTTCACGTTTAGCTACATCATTTCGCAACCACTTGTCTGCTGTCGCACGTGTAATTGGTGGATCCGTCATTTTTACTGGTGAGCCGTCAAGTTTAAATGTGGAACCATGGCCCTGTGTAGGCCGATCACCTTTAACAGGTATCACTGGTTTTGAGGTATACCCCTCATCAACCTTTACGCCCATAAAAAAAGCAGCCGAAGCTGCTAGTAAACCCACCGCATATTTAGTCTTGTTCGACATCACAGTTACCTTTTAAGTTATCTATCCGCAACTTGTATTCGGCCTTTCGCATTTCATGCTCTACTTTTTCACGGCGATTTTTCTGAACCGCAAAATAAATTTGAATAACCAAACCAAGTGCCGCAATTAGCAAACCGCCCCATGCAATAACATCGATCTTTGCTGCAAATCCGATAAATGACCCCACACCGCTGGTTGCTGTTACTTTTGATGTTAATGTTGCTGCACTAGCTTCAAGTGCAGACTGAGTTTCAGACATTTTGTTTCTCCAGAATATTTTGACAATAAAAAAGCCCTAACTTATTTGAAGCTAAGGCTTGTAGTGGTTTGTTGGGTAAAAAGATTCTTAAATTGGGGTTAATCTTTAATAAATAAAAAGTTACTATTTCATTATATCTACGGTTAAGGGTGAAATTTTGAAAAGTATAAAAAATAAAGGAATTACAAGTTATTCAGAAAATTTTAAAATTAGAGCCATAAAATTTAAGGTTTTAGGTTTAATAATCGGGTGTATTAGAGAGAAAAGGGTTCATGAGGCTGTATATGGCCTTTTCTGTTTTTTATTTTATAGACCTAGTCCTTGTCAACAAGAGAATATAATTGAGCCTATCAATAAATCTTTTAATACTTTTCAAGTGAACATACAAAATATTTTAATTAATAGTAGGGAAGAAACTATTTCAATGGTAAGCGATGATAAATTTGTTCTCGGAGAGTATGACAATCCTGGGTCAAGAATCGCATATATTGAAAATACTGTTATTTATCTTTACCAACCCTATCAAAATGATTCACTAGTCTATCATATCCATTGTATCCATCACATAAATGATGATTTTTACTATGTAACTGTGGGGGATACTGCCAAATATCTAGATATTGTAAAAATAAATTCTACTGAATGCACTATCGTGAAAAGAGTGATGAGTAAATTAGCAGGATTTACAGCAATGATCACTCTTAATGATGAAACCTGGGCTGGAACTGATTTCTCCCATCGTCCAAATTATCTCCTCAATCTCGAAACTGGCGAAAAGATATTCCTACCTAGACCAGCATTTACGGAATACATATCAGTTATAAGAAAATTTACAGATTGTAAAATTGAAATTATGACAAAAAAATTATCATTTAATTCAGGATGTCAATTGATTTTCAATACAAAAAGTAAAAAATTTGAGTCTTGTAAGTCGATCTCTTATAGTAATGAGACCATAATCATTAATGACATAGAAGAACTAAAAGCTGTTAACAATACCTAAGCTTAAACAAGATGTAATTTGCTAAGCAATAAACTCTACCTTACAATATTGTCAACTCAAAATAAGCTCAGCAACATGTCAATCAGCAAATTCTTTGATCGTTTGAAAAAAAACATTCCCCAAATTATTACTATCTTTGTATCTGTATCTATCGCCTACTACTTTGAGTTAAAGCTGAATAACCCTATTGATATTGGCCACTTTGTAGTTATGGCAGCAATCTATTCAGCACTAGGCTTAATTAGCCTAAAATTTGGCATGGGCTCCTCTAAGAAGAAAAATCAATGAAGTTGAAAATTATATTTTGGGTTGCGGCTTGTAGCTTTACATCTAGTGCATGGGCCAAATTTATTGAAAACACTGATATTACATCTTATGTAAATCAACTCATTAAACATCAAAAAGTAGTATCGATACCTGCTGGCACTTACAAAATTGATGCCAACAAATCAATCACCCCAAAAGATGGAACTGAAATTAGATTAACCCCACAGACCAAGCTTGCCATTATTCCCACCAAACATGGAAGCTACCGTGTTTTTCAGGTTAAAAATGTGAAGAACGTAAAGATCTCTGGCGGCTCTTTAACAGGAGATAAATATACTCACCTAGGTAAAACTGGTGAATGGGGTATGGGTATCGAAATAAGAGACTCTCAAAATATATCTATCTCAAACATGAACATTGATAAGATGTGGGGTGATGCTATTTATATAGGTACAAACGGAAAAAACTCAACGTATAACATCAGCCTAAAGAACATCAGGATGAACGATAATAGGCGTCAAGGTATTTCAATTATCTCAGTCAATAAGCTGCTTGCATCCAATATTACTGCAACAAATACAAGTGGTGCTATGCCAGCAAGTGGCATTGATATCGAGCCAAACAACGGGTCAATGATATTAAAAAATATTGTTTTGAAGAATATTAAAACATCAGGCAATCAGGGTTCAGGCATCCAGATCGGTCTGAGCAGATATGATAATTCAACAAAACCTTTATCAATTACCATTGAGAACCATCAAGATGCTAACTCTGGGCATGGCCTATTACTTGGTGCAATAAATAAAAAAGCAATAGGTACTATGTCCATACAGTCTAATTCATCAGGAAATTGCTTCAATGCATGGAGCAATAACAGCATTAAAGTTGATATCGTTGGCGCAACGAATATATCAAACTCGAAAGGATGCAATGGGCATCTTAGAAACTCAAGTATCTCTCTAAAATAATTCTGGACATTTAACTTAAGATGAACTTTGTAATCAAAAAGAAAAGTGCATATAGCTTTTTTTTAGCACTATTCGCGACTTTCATAATTGTGCTCATTCCTTGGGACACACTCCGAAGCTCAGAATATGTCGATAGAGCAAACTATGTAAGCTATATAGATCACACTGTTAATAAAACCCTGTGGTTCGATTATGACACCCTACTTTCAAAAATAAGTTTTGAGTGGGGCTGGCATAAGCTACTTTATATAGCAACAGAAAATGGTCTAAATTCTAGTCATATTTTCATGATTGTTAGTTCATTGATCATGTTTTTTTCTATATTTCTAGTCATAACAAGAACAAAATATTATGGTTTTTTATTTCTAATAAACCCGGTCTTTATAGACTTTTGCTTCTCGCAAATGCGTTTAGCATTCACTATGTCTTTAGTGTATTTAGCTTATATACTTTATAAGCGAAAAAATATTTTATATATTCCAATTCTTCTTTCAACACCTTTTTTTCATACGTCGGCCGTAATTTTTATTGGTGTTTTTCTTATTGCTACAAAGTTGGAGCAATGGGAAAAACTCAATTTTATGTTTAAAAATACAGTCGCGATAATGGTTGGCTTAGTACTTGCGATTGTCACCGGCCCTCTTATGTCACAAATTTTAGGTCAACTCGGAGATCGACGAGCAGAATATGAAGACATGTCTTCACCCGTTCTTTACATGAGCTTCTGGGTAATTTACTTTGTTTATTTGGCAATTAAAGCATATACAGAAAAGCTTGAAAGAAACGCTTTCTTTTACATCAGCTTAATTATTTTGGGAATGGTGTTTTTTAATGTGTTCTTCTCGGGTTACTCATCACGCTTCTTAGCTGCGTGTTTCCCGATCATTATCATCGCACTTTTGCAGCTAAAATCAAGAGAAAAACAACTGTTGATTTTGGGGTATGCGATATACACATTAATGCTTTGGTTCTTCTGGGCTACATAAAAAAAGGGACTTTAAGTCCCTTTTTTTATGAACAACTATAAGTATAATTAAAAGCTACAGCTGTGCTTGGCACTGCATTTCCAGTGTTATTCTGCAATTCAAAAATTACATTTGCACCTGAAATACTAATAACCTTTAAACTCCACTCTGATGTATTGGTTGGAATGGTTGCATATATATTTCTAATCTGTGCGCTAGTGTGTTTAGGGACCGCAACAGTAACACGACCAGACCCATCGGTTGTTTGCTCAGATAATACAATATTGTCCGACCAACCTTTAAGCCCAGTAAAATCATTCCCTGTTGTGCCTGTTCTTGTAACAGTGCCGACGACTTCTCCGATAAATTTATTATCGTTACCTGTAACCGTCAAGCTTCCGCCAATTCTGCCAATAATGGTATTTCCTGAGCCTGATACCTGCACATTACCATCTGTTTGAATATTTACAGTGTTTCCAGATCCTGAAACAGCCAACGCATTCAAACACTCTGTAGCAACAACTTGCAGGTTGTTGTAGTTACCCGCTAAAGCAACACCTGTTCCAGTTGCGCCGTCTACAATAATTAAGCCACCACCGTAATTACCATTTACGTTAGCTCCATTCCCTGTTGCCTTGCTGACTTGCAAGCCGTACAAGTTGTGGGAATAGCGGAACTGCGCGGCAGTTTTCGCAGAATTTTTAATAGTTCCTAGATACTGGTTAAAGCCCTTTCCTAAAAATCCTGCTATTTCCTGAATGCCCTGATCTGTAAAGGCCGATCCATCAGCAATAAATCGGAAAATGTTGTGATTGCCTCCATCGTTAACAATCAACTGCTTACATTTCTCGGAAATAATTTGATAGTTATTTAGAGTGGGGTTGTTTCCTTGGACTGTGCCTTTAATTATCTGAATCGCTCGATCACACCCTGAAATAAAGTAATTGATCTTCGATTCAAACTTAGAGCTATTCTGAGACGAGATCCCGGTAGCCATATTGCGAATGATCCAGTTCACACCATTGTTTGCATGGCATGGTGCATGAGCTGTTTCATCTGGATTCTCAATCTTGTCGTAACCAGTACCGCGATCCCCCATGAAAGAACCTTTGTCTTGAGGGTCTACAACAATATTCATGGACTGGTTATAAGAAGCTCCAATATGCTCGACACCAATGTTTGTATTCTTAAATACGATGTCTCGAATAACATTAAACATGCTGCGGCGGTCCGCAGCACCAGCCTCACCCATACCAAGACTAATACCAAGCTGGCTATCCAGAACTAAATTCTTGATTTTGTTCCTCAGTCCACCGCGAATTTTAATAGCCGCATGATTATTATTAGTACCACCACTCACTACTCCTGACTTGTCTTGCTGGATACTAAGTCCATCAATAACAATATCGGAAGCACCGTACTGACCTTCCAGCACGATAGTTGTTGGTGTAACTTGGTTTAGTTCGTGCCCATTAGAATTAACAATCTGCCCCGACACTAGTAGTACCGGAGCGGAAACAGTTTCATCTTTATCAAAGTCTACCGCGTCAAACTTACCAAGAGCATCTGCTAGACCGGAAGACCAGAGCTTAACGCTTTTTCGCTCATTTTGCTCCTCATTAATCTGTTTCTGCGTTTTATCACCATCAACGACTAAATCAGCAGTCCATCCATTGGCACCTGCTCCAGCTGCTGCTGCAATATCAATAGCAGATTGCAGATCATCAATGCGAAGATAACCAGCAGCAATCATTGCTTCGAAAAGTCGTGAAAGCATTGGTAGGGATTTAAAAGGCAAGCCATATCGCGGATTAACCTCAGCATCAACATTCACTGCTTTACCAGTATCAGCAATGTCTCTTTCCAGATCTCGAAATACTTCGGGTGTAAGCGCCATAGAAACTCTCCAAAAAAAATCCCCGTAAGTACGGGGATTGATAAAGCTTAAAGTTAAATAAGGTTGTTTTTTATGTCGCTATCATTTTGATAGTAACGTTCATCTAGATTTACAAGCGTTAATTCATTTTCAAATACACCAGCCCTTCTCTTGGTCGTTATAAGGAAAAGATCATCATCTTGCCGATCATCAGTAGAGAGCGAATAAACGGTTTTAACTTCGCCTTCTGTCACCAGAGCTTCAACTGGTGGACGAGATAGAACAAAATCAAAATCAGTTTGACCTTGCGTCACCGGGATAATATCTATGTAACCGCTCTTGAGTTGTAGATGGATTACGAATGAATGCTCGGTAGATAGCTTGCAAGGCTGCGAACCTGTGATGTTTAAGCCATTCCAAGCTAAAACCTCGCCCGATAAAATCGCTTGTGAAGGATCACCAAAGAATGTTGGTGCGAGACGAGTATCGTCAACCACTGCAACTGGATCACCACTACCAACCAACTCACCTTCTGCAAAACACGAAAAACGACAATTAATTGCTTGAAATTGAATCTTGTTCCAAGCACGCCACGCAACAATATGCGCTTGCTGCTTATAAACAATTCCATAGCCTTCAATTTTTTTCGGGTTAGTGATTTGGTCATTAGGAATTTTCAAAGTTTTTTCAATCCATCCAGCTTCACTATCAACGTATGTCATTTCCACACCGTCATAATTGTTTTCTGGTTTTGTTCGAATTGTCCTAACTTCAGAACGGGCCTTTTTATTTCGATGATTGAATAATAAATAAGGCTCTCGACCCGCCCGCTCAAGCTCAAAGTAAATCTGACGATTTAGACGCCGATCATTACAGCAAGAGACGCCCGCCAACATTCTTAGAATCTCTTCAAATGATTGATTAGCATCATCAATTGTGTAATTAAATTCAGCCATCTTTTCTGAGCCGAAATAATCGACAACCTCATCAAAAACTGAATACAGTTTTTCGACATTTACTTCATTCAATGTTCTTCGACCAATCAACTTATGCAAAGCCAACTCAATTACTAGATCAGGAATAAATCTTGAGGGTATGCGAGTATTCGACTTAACTCCATCACGGTATGAGTAAACCAAACTTTCTGCTATACAGTTTGTCATTCGGCTATCAATGGCTGTTGCTGCACGTGTTGCTTGCGTACGCTGGCGAATTAAAACTCGGTTGTCATATACAAGCTTGGATAAGTAATGATATGCGTATGCTGTATAAAACTTAGTTTCATCTGACAGATCTACTGCATCACCATTGTCGTTTGTACGGCGTGCGCGAAAACGCACGGCACCAGTAAATGGCAATGTAATCCACATTGAGCCGCCGACACTGTCGCGATTGTTAGCTTTACCATTTAAGCGAATGGTTTGATTGTAAACTGTACCAGTAGGCGCACCATTTACTACTTGCTGATATTCAACATAAATATCTACAAACTTTGCATCTGAACCTTGATAGATACCATTAAGCGCTTGGAAATTAAGCAGCAGACCTGTAGCTTTTGCCGACTCAATCGTAAACCATCCAATATAATTTTCCTGACTACCTCTCAACTTAATTGTGCCAACACTTGTTTTTTGGTCTGCTAAATCCGCAAGTTTATTCCAGTCATCATTTACTGCACTTGGAGTCGCAAGGGTTATTTGCTTGTTAGCAATATCAACACCTGTCACAACATAATCACCGTCTAAGAAAATATTGGCTGAATTAGCTGTAAGGTTTGCAGATAAATTAGCGGTTAAAACTTCTGTAAGATTTGCAAAGTTGGAGTTTGTAGAAACTGGATTTTTTAAATAAATAGTATAAACACCAGACACATACGTAATGTTTTCAATATCGTATAAACCTGCAAGATCTAGTTGACCATTCACAGGATCAGTTACAAGCAAAGAAGTTACATTGATTTTTCGGTAATCTTGAAAGTCTACAACGGTCTGGTTTGAAGCAATCGAAAATGTATTATTGGTATTGTCTACATCAACTTGCCCAGTAATAGCCAAGTCGTTAATACCAAAATTCGCCCCACTAATAATTAACGAGTCGTTAATATCAAACGCATTAAATTTATCAGCAGTGCCCTGATCATTCGCTTTAATTAGGTTTGGATATTGGAAATAAATATCACCGGCTTCTATACGGGTGTTATTTGGTGGTAAAAGAGTTTGTCCGTTAATAGAAGCATTTTGACGGGCAATAACTGGTGGCTGGTCAAATGTATCGCCCCACTTAAATATAGTTTCATTCCCAATTAAAGATTGGTTGTGTCCATAAGCTGAAAGGCTTGTGCCGGGTATCTCTTGTATTGGTGTATCGCCAGACTTGAAGTTAGAAACTTGAACGGGGTTTTCACAAATACACATCAAAGATTCTTCAACTTCGACCCCATCTTTAAAGTATTTGATGACTGGGGCAAAAAGATCTGGAATAGCCTTGACACGACCCAAAATGAAAGGAATGCGTTGTTTTAACCGTTGGCGGTTTTCTGGATCTGATAAGTTATTGTTACTTGAACCAGACATTGATCCGTTATTGCTCATGTTTGGCTTGGGAACTTTCACCAAAGCAGAAACGGCAGAACCTAGAATCTTCGTAGCGACCCAAGTCACAAATGAAGAGAGCTCACCCGGATGACAAACAATACTGCAGTCATCTGCAATTTCAGTTAAGCGCGCAATTGATGCCTTATCGTTTAAAGTGGGAGTTATGTCATTTTCAGGGCATGGATTGCCAAGATAGATTTTGGCTTGTGGAAATTGTTTTTTGATTCTCAGGAATTCATACAGAATGCTATCTGTATCGATTACATCAACTTCATTCTTGTTGAGAGAGTTCTGGTAAAGATAAATTTGGCTCATAATATCGAATCCGACTAAAAATACTATTCGCCTGCTCTACAGTGATTCTCTGCGGCCCGCGTTCGATCAAATGAAAAATTCGACCTTGAAAAAAAAGCCCCACGTGGGAGCTTTGATCTAGGTAAGTCATTAAGACAATGCAGCCGTCTTCCGGCTTTTTGATGTGCTTGTTTCTGTGAACTGTAGTACGTGATGTTTTTATTGATTCCTGTAATGGTCCAGTAAGCCCCAAAAAACACGGCGTGTAATCTTTCCCAAAGATGACCTTTGCGGCCAAGATGACGAAATGCACGCAATGGAACTTTTCTGGATCATAGACACAATAAAAAAGCTGCCGAATATTCATGAGTAAAATCCTTCAAGACTTGGATCTGTACTTGCAGAATAAATTTCACCGTTACCTGAATCATTCAAACCCGGAGCTTGCGCCTCAAAGCTAGTACCTTTCCAATCCCTCGTAATTACAATAACTTCAAGCCCTTTAGCATATGTACACGGTAGATCATATTTGCCGATAACATATGCTCTATAATTCAATATAGGTGGTATTCGAACCGGGTCTTTTAAAACAAGATCAACCAAGTCGGGGATTTCAGATCCTACATCACCGATAGCTGCCGTAATTTTTTGATCCAAGTTCTCCTCTTCATTACTCCGTGTAATATTGAGAGGAGCAAAAGAATAGGTAAAAGTCTGCCCATCCTCATGTGTTAGATCCATCGGATCACTACTATTCACAATATATCGAAGTACACGTGGCCAATTGGGGTGTGATACTTCGATACATTCAAGCAAGCCGACTGGCCCGGATGACTGGTCCAAAACTGCTAGCATTTCATCAGTAATAATCACCACTAAACTCCTGTAGCGTTCGGGAACCATTCATTTGGTACTTTTTCAATTGTGCCTATAACTGCCGGGCCTCCATTTTGCCAAGCCTCAATAATGTCCCTGTCATTTTCATGATCACGGTGAATAGGCTTGATTCTTAACTGAAAACTGAGTTGAAGGATTTTTCCATCTCGCTCTACTTCTTTTGGGCGCGAATCTGCAACAAACCTACACTCGCATTCCTCTAGCCTTGCATTGTCTAATGCTAGCCTCCAAAGCCAGTTACTAGGTTTGTACTGCTTGTCACGCCAAAAAGCCCAGAAGTAATCCTTTTCATCCTCGTTATTTAGAGAGATAGAAACGTTTACTGTGTGCCAAGCTCCAACAAAAAAAGGGACCTGTCTTGGAGGCCCCCCTTCTGTTTCTTGCTCTCGCAAATTGTTGCCCGGTGTAAAGTCATACCCCTTTAACAACGGGCAGAGCATGAACTTATCCAATTTTTACCCCCTGTTTCTTGAGATATTGAAACTTTCTTGCATTGCTTGGCTGTACTTGCTGTTTGGGTTGTATACATCATCAATGGTCACATACACCCTCCCATCATCACCAACATTCGTTTCAACATTTGCTTTGCTGTTGTTGTAAACCACAACTTGAGGTCCACTATCTTTTTGGTTATTCAAATAGTTAGTAAGGTCTTTATTTTGGTTTGGATTCAATACACGCTCACCACCATCAAGCAACCAAGTACCTTCGGCGGGCACATTATCGATACCGTTGTGCGCCATACCTGTAAGACTGGTTTGTTTAATTTGAGCGGCCTGTGCTAACTGCACACCTACTGCTGCAGCGGCAAGCGCCGGCGCAATATATGGACCGATTAGCGGGATTGCAGAAACTGAGGTGTAAACGTTAGAGAAAGTTTGCGGTGCATTAATTAATGCTTGAGCAACGGCGAATGCTTTAGACATTGCAAACATGGCTTTATAGCCTGCTGACTGTTCACCAAGTAAACCGCCCATTAAGTCTGCCATCCCTCCAAGCGTTTCACTTGCGGACTGCAAACCTAAAGAGGCTTTCTCGCGGTTATAAGCCTGATCTATGAGCAACATTCTCTCGGTGTGTTGTTGCCAAAGTTGTTCGCGCTGCTCTGCTATCGACTGTAAATCGGCATTAGGGTCTTTAGCCTCAAGATCAAGCAAACCAGACTGAGTATCAAAAACCTTAAAAGATTCTTGATACCTTCCCCCTTGCTGTTGTTGCAACCAATACTGAGCAGAAGTGCCATTAATATCAGAAAAAGTTCTATTCCAGTTTTCAGCGGCTTGCGCTGCATCTTCAGTTGCTGAGGTTATTTTTGCGTTTTGAGTTGCACGAAAAGCCTCTAAATCTTTCTGATAAGCAGCCTCTTGGATAGCTATATATTTTTCAGCAGAGATGGTGTCGCCAGCATATGCTAGTTTGATTTGCTTGATAGCTTCGGCATTATCCAAAGCTAGTTTTTGCTCAGGAGTAGCGTACTTTAAAGATATTGCAAGCTGTCGTTTTTCTCTATCTTCGTGAATCTTAGTAGCTTCATCATTAGCCTTTTGCACAATATCCAACTCAGCATTTGCATCTTTTAATGCATCTGCTGTGCCTTTGTAGCCAAGCACAGAAACATGAATATGACCACCTGTTGCACGTTTAGATGGATTTCTATACTCATCAAGAACCTTAACAACAAAGCCATATCTTTTAGCCATCTGCTCAAGCTGAGAAACTGCTTCACTAGACTTTTTCGCATCATCTAGCGTGAAGTCAAATGCATTACCAGTTGCGTGCTTGCTATTTGTTCCCTTGTGATAAAGATCATTGAATGCAGTAAATCTATTCAATCCTTTACCTAATGCGGATTGTGTTAGTTGAGCAAAATTTGCTGTGTATGCTCTAACCTGACCGCCAGCAATAGATTCAGACCCCTTAATACGCAAACCACTTAAAGCAGATGCGCCTACCATTTTATTTAGCTCTTGTTGAGCTTTTGCGGCTTTTGCGGCCGCTTTCGCCTGCTCCTCTTTGGCTTTGGCATTTTCTTTGGCGGTCTCTGTATCCGTAATCGTGCTTTTTGAGTTTGCTAAATTAGCTTGATTGACTTTTAACTGAGCAGCAGACAACCCTGTTAAAGTCGGCATCGTGCCATTTTGAACATTACCCACAAAAGCCATGGTGCTTTTGATAGTTTTATCAATACCAGCAGCGTAACTATTCCAAATATCTTTACCTTCACCAAAACCGGATTTAAGGACGTTAATTTGCTCTCTAATTGTAGTTGCCGCATCCAGCCTAGCAGCTACATTACCCACATGATTAATTAGACTCGCAAAACCACTAATAGATTGAATAACCACCGAAATTGCACTTGCAACTCCAACAATAGCAATTCCTACTACTTTGGCAACCGTACCAACCGCACTTAAGACAGTGCCAAAACTTCCACTCTTTACTGCGCCATCAACAAAATATTGGATCAAATTACTCAAGACAGGAGTCATCTGACTCGCTAGCTGGTTTTTGAATCCCTGAAATTGCGTGCCTAATGCTTGAGTTTGAGCATTTAAAAGAAGTGATTTATCGATACTCTCTTGCGTGCGAACAACGCCAGCTTCACGCAACTGATCGCCATACTCTTTAATTAATTCAGAGTTGTTTGCAAATAATGGAGCTAAATCACCCAAATCACTCGCTAATGACTCTAGCACAAAGCGTTTTTCAGCAGCAGTTGCTCCCATATCATCAAGTTTTGTTGTGATCTGCCCCAATGCGTCAACGGTATCCATTGTTGATAGCTTTTTGGCAAAATCATCAATTTCTTTGGCTGACATTTTTGTGTTATTTGCCAACATCTCAAAAAAATCTTTTGCACCGCCACCTTTTGTGGAGGTGTACTCACCCAATTTTTCTGAGGTATCAGCTAAAATGTCACTTAGTTTTTCTTGCTCAACATCAAAGGCGCTTGCAGCACCAGCTACGATCTGAAAGTTTTCAGCAGATGTTACTGCCCTACGTGACAACTGGTTAAGTTGAGCATCGGCTTTTGCTAGCTCAATCGCCATTTGACCTAGTGCCCCAGCCGCTAAAACCGTACCACCTACTGCCATACCAGCTAATGCAGCACCAGCCACCAAGACACCGCCACGCAAAGCACCGAGTTTACCTGTAATGCCATCAATAGCGGATCCTAATTGAGTACCACCAATTGCATCTTGTATCTGATCACCAAAACTCTTAAAAGACTTCTTTATATTGTCAGAAGCTTGTTTTGCCTTTCTTTCTGCCTGACTCATTCCCTCAACAAATGAACCAACTTTCGCAACCAGATCAAGTGTTAAACGACCTAATGAACCAGCAGCCATTTACTTTTCTCCCGGCAATAAAAAACCCCGCTTAGCGGGGTTTTTATCTAAATTAACTATTTATCAGCATATTGCTGAACACAAATCCTATATGACGCAATGTATTGATTTAAATACTGAATTCCAATATCTTTTTCATTGGAGTGTAAAGGCAATGTATAGATATACTTAAGCATATTGATTAAGTTTTTCCTATATTCTTTATCATCAATCTCGTTGAGCAACTCCAATTGCTCATCTTGAGTTTCATGGTCATACCTATTTACAAGCAATTTGGTTACAGTATCGGCATAACCATTACATCTTTCATCAATCGATCTTTCCTGCGCAAACACTAAGCTTGGAAAAACCACCAAAAAGGCGAATATATATATTTTCATAACTTCTGCATTTATAGATAACATAGTGCCAATCTAGCAAATGAAAATATTAATGTCATTTATGGATAAGTTGACTTCTTGAAGCCAACTTATTCGTCTGCCAATTGTTCTAGATAGTCGGCCAAACTAAGCTCTTGTTTGTATTCATGAGGCATAAAATTGAGTGCATCTATTTGCTCAGGATTTTTTGAGTGACTCCTGATATAAACTGCTGCCAAATTACCAATAGCTTGCTCAATGCGGCGACCAAGAAAAAGAGAGCCTCGTCTCATACGGTAGGCCCTCCAAATACTAAGCTCTTTTAAGCTTATTTTTTGCTTGGCTTCTTCGATAGTGATTCCGATTGCGAGGGAGAGTTCGCACCAGAATTCGTATTCGTCAAGTTCTTCTTCCGTGACTTTCCCATGAAGTTATTCACTTCATCTGCCACTGCATAAAGAGACTCAATGAAAGGGATTTCAGAATCAAGAACGTCTTGAACAGAACTAAAGAACGGTGTGCCTTTTGCATCTTCACAAACTGATCCAAGCAAATGACCTGCTTGCATACGCTTAACACTTACCGACTTAAGTTTCGAGTCAGCAATATTGTCTTCATTAATTTCCCAGTCATACGCTTTAGAAATTTCATGAAGATCATTAAAGGCTAGCTTTTTAATAAAAACTTGCCCTTCCACTTCTGCTTTTTCACCAAGAGTCAGTTCGCGTTTAAGTTGAGAGGTAAGAAAATCAATATTATCTTCTGTTACTTCCACAACCCATTTGACTGTTCTTTCAACTGGCGCACCAATTTTAGTGACCTTTTTAAATGCTTTAATATTTACTTTAGTCATTATGGTGTCACCGTGCGTTTAGTTCGAGTTACTTTTGAAGTACGCACTAGTGTGTATGAATAACCTAGCGCTGCATCAACTTCAACATCATTTGGCGCTGCATCATTTAAATAACCCTTAAAAGACCACCACATGCGGTCCTCTGGTAAATCAATACCTGTGGTTGCATCATATGTTGGTGGAGTTTTTGAATGACTAGAGCCAACATACCAATCAAGCTTTTCACCACTTTCTGCAATCTCAGCTAATTTGTCATGACTTGTGTTTGTGTCATCATAGTCAATATCAAAAGCACCTTCGCCCGGATCACGCATCCCGCGAATATATTCTTTAGTTTCAGCATCAAGGCAAGTCACATCAATCTTACCAAACGTGTCTTGACCAAATCCGATTTTCTTCACACAGACGAAACGGACAACCTGACCGTCGATCACAGTGAATACTTGTGTACCTTGTGTTTTAACATTAGCCATTAAGAGCGCTCCTTTTAGGCATAAAAAAAGCCACCGAAGTGGTGGCATTGGTTTGGAAATAATTAACCCCGCACTTGGCGGGGCTACTCGTCTTCATCTTCTTTAAAATCCAAGGATGGTTGTGCTTCCTTAATCAGTTCATCCAATTCTTTTAGTAGTGCTGGCTTGGTTTGCTTACCCTCTACAGACAAAAACCGCCCTGCCTCAGACAAGCACTGTGTAATTAGTTCAACTTGTGCTGAAAGCTTACCAATGCGTACCTGTAGCCCATCTTTTAATTGGCGAGCCAATTCTTCTTGTTCGATATAGTATTTGCGGATCTCATGACCTTTTTTATTGCGCTCCATCATCCCAAGGTGTTTGGTCATATCCACCGAGATGATGTACTCAATTAGGTTTTGTCCTGTTTTTGAAAGCTCCTCTTTTTTGAGGAGCTTAATAAAATCAAAATTCTCTTCAAAGCCACATTGTTTAATGCGTCGCTTAATCCAATCCGAAAAGTCCGTCTTAACCTCTAACATTTTATGTAGGTCACGCGCATTCACGCCGAGCTGAACTTTTCCATTTAATTCGACTTCGATAAATGGAGTTTGATTTTCAATTTTCACAATTGCATTCATATCGTTTACCTCGTTACCAAATAAAAAAACCACACAGACATGCGGTAACGAGACACATCTGTATGGCAAAACGGTTAATCCAAATTTGGATTTATCTTTAAAATTAGATATTTGAAGAAAAACTGGCAGGCACACTGAACATGAAAAGTGTGCTTTTCGGGGATCAGCCTAGCCAGAGGTTGCCTGAATTTCAGGCATAAAAAAACCTGCCACGAAGGACAGGTTTGATTTAGGTAAATTCTTTAACGGCTTAAAAACCAATTAGCATCAAATCCGCGAGCAAAAAGCTTTGTGTTTGTTTCGTAGTTGCTTATTCGCGGATTTAAGATATAGCTTTGTGTTTCCAAAGCCTTTCTAATTGCTTCACGCGCCTCATAGGCACGCTTTTGGTTAGTGTCGTACACAATCACCTGATACATGACATGATCAGTCTTAGCGGGACAATCAAGGCTATTTTCAGCACTTCCACCTACCTCTTGCCAAACTGCATAAGGCACAGCGGTATTCAGTGGTGCAATTTCTTCATAAACTCGTAAATCATTGCCGAGTAATGCTTTTACTGCGCTGTCCGAATTAAGTGTTCTGTAGATGGGTAAGAAGCTCATTTGAGTAACTCCTTGTCGAGTTCAGCATTAAAGACTTCTGCAAACTTGCTTGTAGCCTGATTGATATTTGCGGCCAGTGCTGGTCGCATAAATGGGGTTGCTGGTTGTCGACTGGTGCCAAACTCAAGGAATCGCCAATAAAACACTCTGCCATCTGTTTGATAGGTTTTTCCAACCCTTCCCGATCTTCTGTTTTGTGCATTGTTGGTATAGGGTATTTTTGCACCACCGCGAATACCAACCCGAATCACAATTGAATTACGATCACGCGTTTTTCCGCCCTGAACTACAATTTCCTTAAAAATCTTCTTTGGCGTTTCAGGATCATCAATTGATTTTGCGGCATTTCTCGCTGCATCACGAACGATATTCATGGCCTGTCGAGCTGCTTTACGCGCTATACGCTTTGCTGTTTTGGAATCAGCTATCAGCTTCATTCTTCTCGATAACTCTTCAACACCATCAAACTTAACCTCAACACCAGCCATAGGCACCTCACTTGGATCTTTCTACCCCTTGGCCAAGCAAGAAAGTACAATAAGTGTATGAGTCTTCACTATCATCTAGAGCTTGGCTTTGGATTGAGAAAATTCGACCTTTCCAAAGCACCTGCATCTTTGTTGTGATGTCTTCCCGATAACGGATTTTCATTCGAGCAACAACTTCTGATTGGTCAGCCTGTGCTGCAATTAAATCTTTAGCTGATAAAGGAGTGACCTTTGCCCAAAGCTTTTTGTATTCAGACCAACCGCCTTCTATAGGGAAGCCGTCTTCATCACGGCCCGGCTCTGTGTATGCTTGAATAATTACTCTATTTCTAAGTTCGGGTGCTAAATCTGACATTTAAACCCCCATAATTCTGAATTTTTGTAATAAATCCCAGTAAGCTCTTGGCTTACCTTCTGTGCTTCTGCTATATCGATATTGAACGTAAATTAATCTTGCTGAATCTAGCCAATCATTATCTAAAATATCAGTTTCATCTACTCGATCAGACTCACTCACAATCACTTTACGATCTAAATCGTTTTGAATTACCTCTTCTGCATCTGCAATCCATTTCAAAATCAACGAATCTTCTTCATCTTCGTCAATGCGACAGTGTAATTTTGCCTGATCTAAAGTAATCATTCTGATTTCACCTGTTTTGTGCTTTTAACTGGCTTCTTTTCTTCTTGTGGTTCTGCAAGTATGCCCTTATCGACCAAGTGCTTCACTGTCACTGGATCCGCTTCTCGTATGTCGCCTGTTTTATAAAACTGGTCGCCAAAATGTTCACGCTTTACTTCGTACTTCATCTCTATCTCCTAAGGGAAAGGGGCTTTCGCCCCTATCCAATTAAGTTGTAGCAACAGGTTTTAAATCGCCATATACAAATGCTTCTGGACGATAAACAGCTAAAGCTAGACGCTCTTCAGCAAGAATTGTCACTAAGTTCTTAACAAAGTCATCTTCGTTCTCTGTTGCAACCTCAACACGAGATAACCAACGGTCAAAGATCTGAGCGCCCATTGAGAATGCACCAGTCAAGAACTTACCCGCTGTGATCGCTTGAGTTTCAACAACTGGAAGGCCCCACAAAGTAGGATTTAAAGTGCCTTGTGGGTTACCAATAATGTATTGGCCAGTTGTGTCTTTCAGCGTTTCAATGCTTGCCCAGTCAATCGGGTTAAGTACATGACCACTTGCAGGATATTCAGCAAGAATCGCTTGAAGCATTGCATAACGCAAAGTATCAATGATCGTTTCTTGTGATGGTGTTACACCTGTAGGACGAACATAAGCAGTCGCTTGAGGAATAATCCCAAGTAAGTTCTGACCAGTACCGTCACCATTAAGAATTTGCTGCTCTTCTTTGAAAGCCAATCCATAACGCAAACGGCCATCAATGTATGACTGCAATTGTGAAGCATCATCAAGGATCTGACGCGAAGCTTTCATATAATGTGCGATAACTTTGGCAGTTGTACTTACAAGGTCAAACTTAAGGTCAGACTCAGGCTTTTTAGTTCCTTCAGCTACCATACCAGCGCCATTTGTGAAGCCAGTCTCACGCACGTATTCAAGTGCATTTCCATCCATACGGCCCTGCATTAGAAGGTCGCGAATTGTTAGCTTTCGGTCAGGTGGAGCAATAATCCCCGGAATTCGTGTAGTTTGGACCAAATCCCCTGCTGCCCCTGCCGTATCCGTAGTTGCAGAGGTAATGGTGGCTTTAATTTCTAAGTTAGCTTTACCACGTTGACCTGCTGATCCAACGAGGGATTTAAATTGCTCAGATTCAACAAATTGACGTCCTAAAGATTTTTGCTCAGTAGGCTGGTCATTTGGTCGACGCGCCATTTTTTGCTCTAGCTCATCTAAACGAGCTTTAGTCTCATTACATTTGGTAATGGCTTCATCTGCTTTGTTTTTTGCATCTTCTGAAATTTTGTCGCCATGTTCACGCTTGCCTTTAAACTCTTCGGCAATACCCTTAACGGTGTCTACGTGTTTCTTAAACTCTTGAGCGAGTTGTTCTAGATTTTGTTCAGACATTGCTGACTCCTTGTAAAATATTTAAAGCATTAGAAATTGATTTCGCTTCTTTGATTTCTTCCTCTGACTCGCTCAGAAGAGAACGCAAGCCTTTGCTAGCGATTGCAGTAGCTTGGTTTTTTGAAAATCCTGACTCTCTCAAGAATTTTTCAAATTCTGGTAATGTTGGCAGTTCGCCATCATCTAATTTAGATTTCACGGACGTGATAAGGCTGCGCTCATTTGCAGGCTGAGTGACAATCGAGATTTCGCTAAGGTCAACTTCAACTAATTCGCGAACGCCATTTGTCTGTTGATTAGCCTTTTTGGTTGAGTAGCCAATGCTTAGGCCGTCTATAGCGCCAGCCTTTAAAAGTGCATGAGTAGATTTGGCTCGAGGGACGTCATCTATGAGCAACTTGCCTTCAACATAAAGGCCTTTTTCGTCTTCATAGATGTTTGTGTAAACGCCGATAGGCTCACTATCGTTGTGGTTCCAAAGAACAGGCGGCATCTTATTTTTGGCGCGCCATTTTGCGATAGATGCTGTAAATGCACCCGGCAAAATTACGTCGTTATACCAATCAATATTTCCAAATACGGCACCATAGCCCGAAAAAAAACCGTCCTCTTGGACGGCTTTGATCTCTAAATTAAAACTTTTTCTAGTCATTGAGGATTCCCCTGATTTTCTCCAAGTGGCACCATCTGCATTTGTACTGTGAGCTTATTAGCCGCTGGATCTGTGGATGCTGGCAAATCCTCCAACTCTCGCGCTTCATTCCGCGTCATTAAGCCGTTCTGCGTCATTTTTACGTAGAAATCACCACGCTTAGCTACGTCAGAGCGCAGCAAGCCATCTACAGAGAATTTAGGACGGTATTTGTACTTGTCTTGAGGCAAAAGTAGCTTACGAGCGATTGTTTGCTCATAGCGCACTAACTGAGGGTTAAGTGCATAAGTCAAAAAGCCCTGATTTGTTTGCTCTAGGCTAGATGCCCATGAACTTGCCTTATTAGTGTGTCCAATTAACTGAGGTGGAACCCCAAAAGCACGGCAGATTTCTTCAATACCGAAGTAACGAGACTCCAATAATTGAGCGTCCACTGGGTTAATACGGATGCTACTTGCGCCTGAAACCTTCATACCAGCTTCAAGCACCATGTACTTTCCAGCGTTTTCAGGTCGGCTAAACTCAGCTAAGTTATTACGCATTCGTTGGCGCTGTTCTTTTGTTAGCGTTTGCTCGCCTGTTTCAAGAAAGCCACCTACTTTTAAGCCATTTTTGAACCAATCTTGTGCTTGGTTATTAGCATCAAACTGCATACCAATGGTTTGTGCAAAGAATTGGATAGCAGATAATCCAACAAGCCCATCTAAAGTGAATCCTTTAAAGTGGAGGATCTTGTCTTCAGAATAAATTGTGGTCTTGCCGTTTTCAGTGTAATGAAACTCAATTGATCCTGATTTATTGCGCTTTACAATCATTTCACTTGGGAAAAGTGGCTCTAGGGCTATCACTTCGCCATTTGACCGCTTTGTGATTAGGTTGTATGAGTTCCCCCACAAGTCTAAACAAGCGCTTTGTACCTGCCAAAACTCACTAGCACACATGTCAGCATTCGGCGAATCATGCAAAATACGATAAAGATAGTGGTCAACAGCTATACGCTTTTCACTATCATAAAGTTGAAGAGGTAGTGTTGAGATAGTTTCAGCACGCAATTTGACACATGCCCAAACCGCTGAGAGTTTTAAAGCAGTCTCAGGCGTTACAACTGCTCCACCCGACGAAATATAACTGTCAAAAGGATATGAAGTATCCCCTTTTTTTAATTGAGTTCTTCCAGTCAATCGTGACCAGAAACGAGTCCAAAAACCCGTGTCTTGTAAATCGCTCATGCTATCACGACGTCCTCTAAATAATCATCAATGTCTAAATTCTTGGCAACTGGATTAAGGCTCATTAATGCAACTGCGTTAAATGTGGCGATCAATGGGTCAATCTTTCCTACACCAGATTCTTGCTTAGTGATTCGCATACCATTACCGACCATCACGACACGGGCATTACCTGCGGCCCAAGTCATTAGTTGCTGCCCAGCATGGAAGAGATTTCCTTCTGCCAACTTGCGCTCAGTGGTGAGGATGTAAGACATGAGCTTGTATCCCTGTGGCACAGCAAACATGCTTTCCTCTGGAATGCCTGCCTCAAGCAAGCCATCTAAAAGGCCACCTAAGCCCAATGGATCTAGTCCGATCTTATTGAGCTTGCCACTGTCATAGACTTTCTTGGCAATTGCAGCTAGTTGGTCGATGTCATCACCAACACGGTCAACAACAGTGAGTGATTGTTCTTTCTCGAAGTCTTGGTACTTCGGTATGTTTTCTTTCCGACGTTCTAAAGCAATCTTGTTTGCCCAAGCATGATTCCAAAGCCACCAGATACGTGGATCTTCTGATAATCGCCCTAAAGCCGCGAATCCCAATAAGTCATCAAGTCCACCACCATCGATGCCCAATGTAATAACATCGGATAACTCAATTAGTTGGTCGATTTGAATGTCTTTAGCTTGAGCATTCCAATACTCTGCACCTGCCCACCGGTTAGCACGAAGGTTCATGCCGATTTCGATGTTTAAGTGCTTAGCCAAGAAGTCTCGGAGCGATTCCTCACCCGCATCTTTGACCTTTTTAAACTCTGAAATCAGATATTCAAGGTCTACAGATGCCCCCAAATTGGGGTTTGTGATGTAGAAGTTTTCTGGTTTTAAGTGTTCGCCCGCCTCGACCAAATGTTTTGGAAACTCATAAATGAGAGGCAAAAAGCTTTTATCTTCTTTTATCCCATCCCTTACATCACGGGCATAGTCAAGAAGCTGTTTAAATACCCCACACGGCACTTCATCTGACATGGTAGACAGATAAATCACGCAACCTTCTGGACGTGATGCTAAGCCACCTTTTGCCTCACGGAACATTGATTCAGCGTTGGCACGTTTACCAAATAGCCATACCTCATCAATCAAAATGATTGAAGCTTTCTTACCTGCTGCGGCATTGGATTCCGCTGCGATAACCTTAAGTGTTGCACCTGTACCCAAATGAGTAACTGTTTTTGTGTGCTCAGAGACATTAATCATTTCGCTGAGTTCTTCGTCTGCGCGAATAAAGTCACGAATCGGATTAAAGCTATTGTCCGCGACCTCTTTTGTGGGCGCCAACAGAATAAGCTCAGCAGAAAGGCGGTCATTCAGCAGCAAAGCAACAAGCATCACACCTGCTGCAATCGTGGACTTAGTATTCTTTTTTGAAATTAGAAGAAAAAACTCACGGATTAATCGGCGTTTTGTTCTTGGGTCGTACGCCCCAAAGATTGCTCGGACAAACTCAATTACCCAATCCAATGTGACATCGCCCATCTTCGGGCTACCCATCACATCAACAAGAATCAGTTCTTTAAATATGCGCTCAGCTACATCGGCTACTTGTGGAAATAATGGCTCACAAGGCATGAGCGACTGTTTAGCAACAATACGCTCCTCCCAGTCTGGGCAAGCGGTTGTCCATTCTGGAAGCATTGCGGTCATTTATTCTGTCCAATAAAAAACCGCCTTTTGGGGCGGCTAATTGAGTAGTTCTAATTCGTGAGGTTCTGGAAGGGCCTTTCTCATTTCTACCCACTTCTGCGAGTCTGGCTGCCAGTAATACAACTCTTCATAGTGATCATATCTGTAATAGTAACCGTCTCGCCTCACATAGAATTCAGCCCCTTTGGGAGCATTTTTCTTAATTTCGTCAGTTAACATTAGATATCTCCATCTTATTTGATAGCCAACTGAGGGTGTGTCCATCCCCATGCTGCGCAACACTGTAGACATTACAATTGGCTATCAAATAAGAAACCGCCCGAAGGCGGCATAATTATTTTTTGTTCTCTGGCTTCACAGCATCGCTAAAGTTTTCTGCTGCATTGTTAAGGGTTGATTTAGTTCTTTGAAAAACTTCACCATCTTCACTTGCATCAATAGGAATCATTACTGCATCAACTGCAGCAGTTACAGGAGCGACAGCCACAGAAACTGCTGCCTTGGTCAAACTTTCTAACATTCCAAACATATATTCACCTCAACTAGGTAATTGGTTATTCAAAGTGCCAAACTTGCCTGACTTTGTTGCAGCCTTAGCAGCATCTTCTTTAGTTTCCTTCTTGCCCTTTTCAGCCACTTTGCCGTGGACATATGGGAGGGCGGCTTGGGCAGCTCGAACTCGCAGCGCCATGTCTTCCACTTGGTCTGTGTAGACCGACTTCAAGAACTCAAGCGGATCGTCCAACTTATTAGCAGTCTGGATAGATGTGAAAGTTGTTAAAGATTTAACCTCATGTTTAACAACCTGTTCAGGAGTGGCTTTCTCAAGTCGTTCAAAATAAGCAATCACATCAGGGTCTTTCGCTAAACGTGCACCAGCCGCAGATGCAGTCTTTTCAGGGCATCCAGCCAAAATTGCAGCTTCTTTATTATCCTTGCCTTTTCGTTTTGCGAGGGCAAATGCCTTCTTTTTTTCTGTTAAAGCCATATACCCTCCTTTAACATATTTTTGAAAACTGATTTTTTCTTATAAGTGAGAGGGCGGGCGGTGTCCGGCGGTGACGAACTCGAAAATTTTGCCTCCCCCCTCCTGACACGGCTTTACTTGAGAATGATTCTCATTTATGAGTAAATCCATTGAAAATGCTCAAATTCCACACTTGCCTGCTCTTAAACCCTACTTTCTGCCTGTGTCTTCTCTTTATGACAAGGCACACACAAGCTCTGAAGGTTTGATTCATCATCATTGCCACCTTGAGCAATATTAACGATGTGATCTAACTCAAGGTCCATAGTGACCACACCACAGTACTGGCATGTGTACTTATCTCTTAGGTGTATCTTTGCTTTGAGTCTACGCCATGGGCGACCACCACGACCTGAACCCCAACTATTCTGCCTTGGTGTTCTCTGCACCTGTAGTCTCGGCTTGAGAGTTTGTAGTTTCATTTTTTAGGTCCACTCTCACATCGATTGTTTTATCGCAATAGAAAAGAATGTCTTCGATCTGCAATCCATGGTCTGCGCTATATCGCTCTATTGTTGCCACTAACTCCATCTCAAGACGCTTTCTTAACTCAGCCTCTGACTTTTCTTGTTCTATAAACGTTGGAGCATATAGGACAACTGGCTCACTCTTATTCCAAAACATCATCCACCTCACTCAATCCAACGTTCTCGACCTTGGTCTTTCCTCTTCCTGTTCGCTTAGTTGCAATAGGAGCTCATTGTTCTGTTCCAGTGCTGCCAATATCACCTGATCCTTGTTCGCTACCTGCTGAATCAGTGTTGTGTTCTGCTCCACTATCTGAGTGAGCAACTGTAGTATTTCTTTGTTTCCGCAACTGCAATCTTTCTTTGAACAGTTCGAATTGTTGTTTGATCCACTCACGACGTTCCTCACATCCTTTACAGGCCATAACGACACCCATTAAAAAACCCTCCGAAGAGGGCCTTAGTTAATCAAAGTCATATCCCAAGTTATCTGATAACTCCCAACAATCTGCCAAACCTGTTTCTATTTCTTCGCGCGGCAAATCTTTTAATACATAGAAATATTTAAGCTCACCATTTTTCTTGAGTATTTTAAGGAGGTATGTCTGATATTCAGTAGAAATGGTATAGGTTACAACGCTCCCTTGGAATGTAGGCGGAGTTCGAGGAAGTTCTGTTTTTACTTCCCAATCCAATTCAGTCTTATCATATCCAGTTAACACATTACGATCTTTACCATGTTTAACCCCACCAATATATGCAATCTTCATCTTTTATTCTCTTTAAAGTTTTAAGAGCAATTATTAAAGCATATATTGTGTTTTTAGAAAGGTTGGTCATCGGGTGATTTAAGAAATATCCCTAACTCTTTAGTCGCATAAGCTTGTATTAATCCCATGTATTCAGAAAACTGTTTAGTGCTTAATCGGGTTGTAGATGTTTCTCTAATTACACCATTGGCAACTGCTTCATATTGTTCTGACTCTGATTGCTTGAGCATTGTGATTGCATGACACATCTCAGCATATTCTTCATCATCACGCCTTAAGATGTGAATTAAGAACTTCTTCTTAAACTCAAAGTGACAATCTTCTTTGTCCTGCCCTGTCTTATTCTGTATTTCCTGCATCCAATCCCAATACAAAGCATTTTGATTTAATGAACGCTTGGTGCTTTGAGGCTTAATGGTTACAACTAAAGGCTTCCCTTCACTCGCTGCTTTAGCGTGATTAGTATTGAGATAGCCAATCACATAGTTGATGTCAGAATGGTTTTTGATGACGAATCTAGGTTCCATTTTGACCTCGCAATAAAAAAGACGCTGTTAAGCGCCTTTTTGAATTCTATATATGACCAGCAAGTCTTAATTAAAATTTAGCTAGAGTTTTCATGGCCGTATCCTCAGGGTTTATAGATAGTTTATTAAAGTAACTAGATATACATCAGAAACTTTAATTTACCTGAGAATTGATCTAAAAACAATCACTATCATTTTCAATTTTTAACATCCGCTCTGTTTTTTCTAACCAGCCATCGAATAGAGCTTCCGACTCTTGTCTTGTGCCTAATTGGTAGGTATCAAATAGGAAATGACACTTGTGGCAGAGAGACACTGTAAACGCATCTGAGGCCTTAATTCCCTTCCCCTTGCCATGCTTGCCAGAATTAGAATGAGCCGCTTGTGAGTGAGGATAGCCGCATCTAACGCATGGTAATTTTCTTATTGCTGCAAGCCGCTTTGCATCACGCATGAAGGTTGCTTCTAATATTCTTCACTTGGTCTTTGTGTCGCTTAATCTTCGCGTCAATATCAAGCATCTCTTTCGCAGTCATCAAACTACGTGAAAGGTTTTGAAGCTTTTCTATTTCATTGCACAAAGCATTTAAATTCTTCTTCGCTTCGATTGTGTCCATGTTCACCCCAAAAAAGAAAACCCCGCAATCGCAGGGCTACAAACACTTAATCTTTCCACACTTTCTGCATTCTTTCTGATTGAACATGTCTGATTCATATTCCCAAACATGTATGCAAAAGACCTGCTTAATTATTCGGAGCATGTGGACCTCCAAAAAAATAGCCCTACGTTTAAGCATCGACTAGAAATCCAGTCCAGCACATCGGAATCCAATGTTCTAAGCTTGTAGGGCATAAAAGCAAAAAGCCCACGATTAAGTGAGCTATTTATTCAGTGATGCCTTACTTACACTTCGCACCACTCTAACATAAATATGCCATATAACTTGCGCAAGGTCAACCTGATTACTTGTCTCTATTCTTTAAGTCAAAACGAATGAATGGGTATCTACAATGCATAGCTGCTAAACCACAGCGAACATCTTCACGAGCATCGTGTTGGGTACGGAGAATGGTTGGGTTATCTACACGCCCTACTTTAATCACCATGTCTGACCATGAGTTGCCATAAAGATAGCGATCAATCACAGCATCCAACCACTCATCTAACACTTCTGATTGCCCTTGCATATCTAGGATAAGGCGCTGAACTGCACGCGCTTCATTGTCTGTGATTTCACATGTTATACGCCCACGACCTTTAGGGATAACTGGATCATCTGAACACAGCCAATCAGCCATGATCTGCTCTTTACCTTTCACCTCCTGCTTGCGCTTCTTGGCAGCCTGATCCATAGCGACAGCAATCGGGTTTATGCTCTTTCCACAAGTTCCAGAATTTGAGTACATCCAAGCCCCAAATTGATAAAGCCATTCTTCTAGACTGTATTTAGTCCAGTCCGTTGTTTGCATAATGTGATTTACTGCCGCATTCATACCGTCACCCTAATCGTCTAGTTCTGCTTTGTTTATAAGTATTGAGTACATTTCTTTTGAATAATTTGAGATTGGGAACTTCTTACCGATCAGTTCCGCAAATTCATCATCAAGCTTGCGCACCAGATCCATATATTGAATCTGCTTTTCATCAGTCTCACCTGTAGGCCATTCAGGTGTCTTAGCTTGGTACTCCTCTGCCCATGCTTTGACTTGTTCAGCTTTATCTTCATATCGAGTGCGAAAGAAAGCATGAAAACCTTCTTCATATTGTTCATATGTCCCAACTTCGTAAAAGACCATCACGCCACCTTCAACCGTTTCATTGCTTCTTCAATCCAATTGAGCACTAAGCCGCTTTGAACTTGCTTTGTAGTGCCACGAATCACAATCCATCCGTGAATAGCTGCAACTGAGTATTTCTCGCAGTCTGCTGTGTAGCCTTCGCCTCGTGTGTGACGTCCATTGCTAAATGCTCCACCTTCGACTTCGACTAAGATTGGATAACCTTCAATCCGAAAGTCCGCCTTCCAACGACGCTCAGGATGGAATCTAAACTCCTGTTCGTAAGCGATCTTCATCACATCTAGCTGACGGCAAAGCATTGCTTCGCCCTTGCTAACACCTTGTCTATGTTTCAATGGCACGCTAGAGCGCGCCACTGGTTTTGATCTAATGCGTTGAGCCTCTTTGAATGTGGTCATAGCTCAATCCTATGGTTGGTTAGGCTTGCACCTTTTGAGATGGCCTCTTCTGCTTTCTTGGCATGTTTCTCGTATTGATCACGCTCCTCTGGTCTCTTTTCCAACGATTCTCGCCATTCGCCCTTATATGGATTTTCATAAGGCCAATAAACGAGTCCTTTATCGCCACCGAGATACCAAAACCCTGAATGCAGCCATCCGCTCACGGGCTTGCCCTCATAACCCCATGCAAAACCATTTTCATTTGTCGCGACCCAATTCACATCATCCGGAATTTTCGACCAATCATATTTAGTTTTAGGCTCTTCATTTGCGTTGCTTTGAATGTATTTATTAAGCATTTCACGCATCATGAAGAATAAAACTGTAATGCTTACTGAATAGATGATTAGTGCACTAATTAGAACTGTTTTCATCCTTCCCCCTTGAGCGCTTTAACCGCTAAATCAATGTTTGGCTCTGATTGATATAATTCTGCTTCCACGAGCAATCTAATTGCTTTGTCCACCCGCTTTTGCAGCTCGTCCACTTTCGCTTGCTGTGCTTTCCATCCATCTTGAAATGCATCGTATCGGGCATCGATAAAGTCGTTATTGAAGGTGTCAAATGCTTCTTCATATCGTTCTGCAATCGGCTTGCCGCCAAAGTTTGAATATTCACGCATGAACCAATCTATGAAGGCTTGGAGTAGTTCTTTATTTGGTTTATCCATCACACATCCTCCACTTTGCAATTCGGCGAAATGTGGTTTTCTGGATTGTCTAATACATCAGTGACATGCTTAAGTTCATGAGCAAAGTACCAACCCCAATGTCGAACACCACATAAATCAAATTTATTCATGTCTGATCTGTAAGCTGAGATTCGCCCCTCACACCATTCCACACTATTTCCTAATCTCACTGGGAAGAGAGCTTTATCCCCGACTTTAAACTCACTCATGGCTGGCTCCTTATATATTCCACTCACAGCCATTCCGATCATCTTCTGGAATGATTGCTATATTTTTTCTGTTCTTGCAGGCTTCACAAAGTACAAGACCATCTCGTTTTAAAACCCATCCACGATTTCGGATATCACGTATAGCTTCAGCTTTTGTTTGCCCATAACCTTGACCAAATGCATTACAAGAGTCGCAATAAAAATGAGCATCGTATCCACCAACTAATCCCATCATTCGCCTCCGTATATTGATTCGTGGTACTTAATAGCGACTTGCAATTTCTTAATCTCTTCTTTGCTCACACCTGCAAACTCAGAACCGAACGAAATCAAATAATCCAAGTGGGCTTTAGCTTTAAGCAAGCCTCCCAACTTTGTTACTCGATCCAAGTAACCCACTAATCCACATAGGCTTCTTAATCCAATTAAGTTGCAACTTAACCCCCAATTGTCTTCCGAGGTGTCTGCATATCCTTTATTGTCGATATCATAGACATTTGCATACTTAGGCGCCCCCTCAACAACCTCTCTCGCCTTCTTTTCGCCAAACTCACGAATAAACTGTTCTGGTTTCATTGTTGTTCTCCGTCACGTTTGGTAATGGCTTCCTGCTTAAGCTGGTCTAGCATTTTCAGCTTTCTTAATTTCTCGTATAGGTTCGCTGCTGCTCTTGTTTCTTCATTACGAGTACCGAGGTTGTACGCTCTACGCAGCTTCATCATTGATGTGTAATCTACAAATTCGATCATGCTTTCAGCTCCCCTTTAACATTCAGGATGTCTTTTGCGTATTGAGTTGCCTTGTAATGATTTTTCCCAACACGTTCGAAATATTTCCATTCAACAAATTTTTGAAGATTGCTGTAGATGGTTCCTCGATTGAAATCAAACACTAATTCCTTCACGTCTTTGACACTGAAAGGCGCTGATGCATGACAGCCAAACACGAGTAAGCTAAGCTGGTCATCAAAGTTTAATTTCTTTGTTCTATTTAAAGTTTTCATGCAGCCATTCCTTCTTCTCGGATAGTCACAAAACGGCAGATATCTAAGCGGTCCATAACTCGAACCACACCTTTCTTGCCATGACGGTTTTTAGCAACGATTAATTCAGTGACACCTGATGGCAGGTCGTCTTCACCAATGATTGGATTCGCTAGGATGATTTGGTCTGCATCCTGTTCAATCTGGCCTGATTCTTTTAGATCTGATGCTTTAGGACGTTTCCCTTTCTCAGACTCACGGTTAAGCTGTGCTAATGCGATAACTGGGCAATCAAACTCTTTAGCAAGTGCTTTTAAATCACGGCTAATTGAACTTACTTCCTGGTAACGGTCTTTCTTACTTGGGTCACGAACCAATTGAAGGTAATCAATTACGATACAGCCAAGTTTCTTGTACTTACGTTTCGCTTTACGTGCCCAAGAATGTATTTCTGCAATTGTTGGTTTCTGCTTGTCTTCGATATGGATTGGCAAAGAACTGAATCGTCTTTGAGCATCTGCAAATTGAGCCAACATCCCATCAAATAATTCAGCGTTATGAATGTTGTCATAAGGAATTTTGGTTAATGCTGAGATGCAGCGGTTTGTGAATGTCTCTACATCCATTTCGGCAGATACAACCAATACAGGCTCGTTGTATCGCACTGCTGTCTGAATAACTAACATTTGAGCTAGAGTTGATTTACCTGAACCAGGACGACCACCCACGATGCAGAAGTGTCCTTTTTGAATTAATCCAACAAGGTTATCCAGGTGAGTTAAGTTAAACTTTACGCCTGTGTACTGCTTGTTAGCTTTAGCCTCAGCCTTTTGGATTAAACGATCTGTAGCACGATTCAAAGCCTCTTCAAATGTGAAGCTAGTCTTCTCAACATCATTCGAAGTTTTCTTCCCGTCCAGGATGCTTTCTGCTGCAATGTGAACGTCAGGGATTGTTAAGTCCTTTGCAATCTCAGCAATGCTTTGACCGATATGCTCGACTTCGCGGTGTGCCTTGAACTTGTTTAGCTCTGCAACATAAGACTCCAGGTTGTAAAAGCTTGAAGGCGCTTCACTACTCATTTGAAGCAGGTATTCAGACCCACCCATCAAATGAATTACGTTTTTCTGCTTAAGCTGCTGCTCAACCATAACGAAGTCATACGGCTTGTTCTCATTCGCAAGGTCAGCAATTGCCTGGAAGATTTGCTTATGGCGCTCTGGAAAGAAGCACTCAACATCAAGATCGTTACTTACAACATCAAATGATTTGTCTACAGTCATCAATGCTGTAAGAACTGCTTGTTCCATAGGGATGTTATGAATATTCGACATTACCAATCCCCCATATCTACTTTGAGTTCAGAAGGATTGATGTTTTGTGCAACACCGTTTGCTTGTTGGAATAAACGCTCTATGAGCTTGTAATCACGCTTAACCCACTTCACAAAGTTTGAATACATCTGAGTGCTTGTTACTGCACCAGTGATGATTTTGTTTTCGTAGTGAGGATTGATTTCAAGAAGTAATTCTTCAACTTGAGCTTGATTGATTTTTGGTAAACCTGATCTTTGCATCCAAGAATTCAATTGTTGTAAATCTGGTTTCCAGATATTCAGAACTTCATCAACTGGATTTTCTTGTGTGCTCTCCTCTCTATAAATATTTTTATATAATTCTATTGTGTCTTTAGTTTCTAAAGTGCTGGCGCTTTCGTTAGTAAAGTGCTCGCGCTTTACTTTCTGTAGTGCTTTACTTTCTAAAGTGGTATTGCAGTTTTTAAAGTGCTCGACTAATGACACCTCATTAATTCTGTATTCATTACCCTTTCTTGAATCAGAACTAACAACAGTTACAACGCCTAAATCGGTTAATTCTTTTAGGCCTTTACGAACTGTAGTAGTGCTTAGTTTTTTAGAACCTTCAAGCTTGCCGCCCTGCAATTGAGAGTAACTTACAAAATCAGTAGTTTTGTCTTTAAAACCATTGATGCGGTCTTCCAGTTCAGCATACACATTACGTGCTGCATCACTAAGAAATGGACGCACATCACTACGATAAAGACGACTAGACATCACATAGCCCTTTTCGAACTTGTCTGTCATCTTGTCCCTACCTTTTGAAATTGGAATAATTTCAGCCTGCTTCAATGCACCCATCAAACACCTCGCATAACAAATGCAGCTAAATCAGCTTTCGCTTTAGCCAATGCCATAGAGTTTTCGAGAGTTCGATTAAGCACATAAGCCTCAACCGCTTTTTGAAACAAACTAATCTTCCGATTTAGTTCAATGTCTGCTAATATTGAATAGTTCATTTGGTCCTTCTCCGATTGAACGTGACCGCTAACCTGTTCACGCAGGAAGCGGTTTTTTAATATCCGAGTTCTTCATTAATTCCAAAGTCTTCAATGTCATCTTGAAAAAGATCGTCGACTGAACCTAGGCGTCCCATATAAGCCTTTGATAGATTCAAAAGCGCTGCCAACTTTTCCTTATGAATTAACTTGTATTTCTTCGGTACGATTTTTAATTCAAGCAAATCCAACATTGCGCAAACATTCTCAATATCTGACAAGCCATTGTTTTTCTTGTCATTTTTAAATCTTGAAAATGTAGTTGGATCTAGCCCCAACTTTTCAGCAATCTGGGAGTTATTACTGTTTGCAAGAATGCGTAAAACCCTTGTAATGCTATTTCTCGCACTTGCACTCAATTCGGTTGATACTTTGCTCATGGTTTAGTTCCTAAGCGGTTGCAGTAGTTCGTTTAATTGGCTCTTTGCCACTTGCTAAGTCTCTGATTTGGTATTCGCGAGCTAAAGGGATTTTTTCATTTGGCCACTGGTATACAGCAGGAGGCTCTATCCCTAATAACTTTGCTAAGCCAACACCATTCACACCAAGCAACTTGTAAGCTTCCTGTTTGGTCATTTGCTCAACCTCAAAAATAAGATTTCTTAGTATTAAAACAAAGATAACTTATTTTTGCAAGATGTAAGATAACTTATATGAAGAAACTAGAAACTATGGGCCAGCGTATTCGCGCCTTACGAAGAGAAAAGAAATTAACTCAAGGCGATTTGGCAAAAATCGTCGGGGTTAGTGCGCCTAATGTCACTGGTTGGGAGAAAGATGCATATGCACCTAAAGCTGATCCTTTAAGTAAAATGGCCGCTTATTTTGGTGTGTCCACTTCGTATATAACAAATGGTGATGAAAGCGGCCCCCAATTGGACAACAATGCTGTTCAATTAAATGTTCTTGATATTGAAGCCTTTAAGCAGAAGTACAATATTCCAGATAGTGAAGAAGCTGTTAAATTTATCCAAACACCAACTAAGCCATTCCCTATTCAAAAAAGATACGTTCCTGTTAAAGCCTATTCAAAAATGGGTATGGATGGGTATTTCACAGATATGGGTTACGAAGGTAACGGTGGTGATGGATATGTTCCAACTCATACAGCGGGTCCAAGAGCCTATGGTATTAAAGGCACTGGCGACTCAATGTTTCCAGCAATTCGTAATGGTTGGTATGTAGTTTGCGATCCAGATGCAGAGCTTGTGCCGAATGAGTTTGTTCAGGTGTGCTTGAAGGATGGAAGATGCACAATTAAAGAATTTGTCGGCATCAATGGTGGGGTTTTAAGTTTGCTTTCTGTGAATGGTGGTGAGCGATTTTTCTTTGAAATGGACGAGGTTGAAAGTATTACCGCTATTACAGATATCGTGCCGCCAAGTCAGCACAGACAAGAACATCCTTATTCGCATTAATCACAGGAAGACTTATGGACAACTCTAAACTACCAATCAACCAGATTATTGCTCGCATCAATGATGCTGCGAAACATGGTGAAGCTTTGGTGCTAACAGCCGAAGAAGTGAAGATTCTTTCTAAAGATATTGGCGATAAAGTCTTTATTCCTGTGCTTACTAATGAGCAGGTCGTGCAGTTGGTAAAAGAAGGAAAGCTTGGACAGAAAATTAATAACACAAAAGATTAATAAACTGTGAACCCGACACAGTCTTTACAACAGATCGGGAGGAGAAGAACATGGGTTTTAATTTTTTAGACTTAAATGACAATGTACGGAATGCAATGCTTGAAGAGGTGAATTTAGACATCTCCAGCAACACCCTGTATTACAGTAAAAGATTTAATCAACATGGGATTGATAGTTATCCAAATATTTTAATTGAGAGCATTAAGGGGGGGGATAATGGGAAGAGAATATTCAATATCTAAAGAGCGTATGCTTGAAATTCTTCAAGAAACAAAATGTGTTTATGATGATATTGATTTTTCACATGAGCCGGGCTCTGATTACATCCATTTTCGTGCAAACCAAGTCTTTAGGCTAGATACGGGAGCGACAATACCTGGCGCCTCTGTTGTTTTTAGGAGTATTAAGACACCGGGGTTCATGCGACACTCCCTAGACCTTCGAGTACGTCATCTAAATGTAGAAAACATAGTGCTTCAAATTGAAGTGCTTCCATTTGACCTTCAGCACCCAACCCACAGGGAGCCAGGCTTAACTTTACACGGATCTCATTTATTGAAGGCCACACAAACGATAGGCTATGATAGAGATACTGATAATTGGACATGGTTTCAGTGGCTTTCAGAATTTGAAAGACAGACCAATTTGCAGTGTTTTGGTAATAAATATGAACCTTTTATAGGAGAGCTATTCTAATGAATTCAAATATAAAAGATTCAATCGAGAAGCTTGGTTTTCATGTCTATCATGCTGATGATGAGCATCTATGTGTAACCACGCCCCAGACCTTTTCGTCCGGAAAGCCGGCATGTTATTTTATTTCGCAAAATAATAATAAAATTATTTTAAATGACTTTAGCTTAAATTTTCATGCTATGAGTGATTGCCTACCTCAGCCTGAAAAAACTGAAAATATTATTTCTCGATTGGTGAGAAACACCCATACAAATGGCTTAATTAGATTTGAAAAACATCGCATCTGGTGTAAAGCTGGTGTTCAGGATTTGGAGTTTGCTATAGGTCATTATTTAAATGTGCTTGGAAGACTAACTTCCTATGAAGCCAAACCATCTACTGACCAAGAACTGGAAGAAATCCTTTCTGAAATTGAAACCTTTTTGCTCTATAAATTTGGAAAAGATAACTTAATCTTAAAACCAAAAGTAATTGGCCATACGGGCACATCTTATGATTTTAACTACCAAAGTGGCTCTAAGTTTATTGATTATGCAAAACCTGAGGCAGAAAAAACAGGAAAGTTACTCAGAAAAATGTTTGATGTGCAGAATCTTCAAAATGATGCTGAGTTTCAGATTATTCTTGAGGATAGAGTCAACAAAGATCATTTTAAGCGCGAGGCTGAAATTTTGGGAAATATAGCAAGCATCATGCCTGCAAGTAGCATTCTCTCTTCATAGCGTTATCATCCTCCAAATAACCCACCCCGTGTGGGTTTTCTTTTGTCTATTAAAACACAAAAGTAAGATTTCTTAAATTAAAATAAGATTTCTTATTGACAATAAAACTAAGTTTTCTTATATTTATCTCATCGACAAACAAAAAAGCACACCGCCCTCCCCAGGTCCGATGTGCTTTTACTCAATGAGTGAGATAAGTATGAATCAAAGAATTGAAAAGTACAAGCTTAGCCAAGCCTTTAGGGATGGCTCGAAAGCATTCCTAGCTTTCTGGATTATCACCTTCATTGTATTTACCTTCTTACGTGGCTGTGCCGACGAGCAACACGTCAACGAACTCAAAGCAAAACAGAACATGTATGTGCGTGTGCAGGTTGAGGGGGTGAAGTGATGAGAACTCCTACCCTTGAAAGCTTTCTACATGATGTTCGTGATCACGAATTAACAATTAACTTGGATCAAGGTGTATTCCGTGACATCACAGTAAAGCGTCCAAACTCAAGTCATTTTTATTACAACATCACTACTCGTTCTGGTTATCTAATTATCACTGGCGATATGGGTTGTTATGTATTTAGACGACTTACAGACATGTTCCACTTTTTCAGACCAGAGAGTGAAGGATACCCAATAAATCCTAGTTACTGGGCAGAGAAATTAGAAGCAGGTGAATTTGAAAAGTACTCACCAGATGTTGCGCGTGCTGCTTTAAATCAAGAGTTTGAAAACTGGAAAGAAGATACAGACTTTGATGCCTATGCCATTGCAGAAGAAAAAAGCGAACTAGATAACATTGATACCGATGATTATTACGAGCTTATAGAGGCGGTACGCAATTGGACTCCAAATGCAAATGGAGTGCAGCTAGCTGATTTTTGGGAGCACAACCTTAACGATTACACATATCACTACATTTGGTGTTTATACGCAATTGTCCATGCAATCAAGTTGTATGACGCAGCTAAGGAGCCCTCTCATGGATAACTACATAGCACTAGCTAGTTTCATTGGGTTCTTCAACCTCATCTTGGCGGTTCACTGGGGGATTATCTAATGAATATGTTAGCCAATATCTCGTTTGATGCTGCTGAATCAAAGCTTTTGAAGGACTTAAGCAAGCATCCTGAACTGTTAGCAGGTGCAGTTGAATATGCGTTCCAACGTGGTGATATCGACTCTAAAGAATACCGTAACTGGCAAAGCAAGATTGCAGAAATGGAGCGTCAACACACTGCAAACCTTTTAGCGACTATTAAAGCGTGAGGTGTGTATGGGCTTTTTCTTCAATACAGAATTTCTTGAACAGTTTGGTTTCAGTGTTGGTGAAGAAGATGAAGCAACTCACTACAGCACTTTTGGTGGCAGCGATTGGAAATTGAAAGCTAATAAAGACCAGATGTTCTACTGGGATGCCCTTTCAAAGTCTTGGAAAAGATGGGCTTTAACTTTAGAGCACTGCACACCTATCGGTGAAAAAGAGCCAAATTACAAATGCGGACCAGTTAATCAAGTCGTAGTTAAGAAAGATGAAACGACTCACGAACTGTCTCCAATTTACTCAGATTCGAAATATAAAGGTGATTAAAGATGAACATGCAAAGTAAAGAACAGTTCTCTTTCACTAAAGCAGAACGTAAAAAAGCAAAGCTTAAGCTAAATCTTAATGGCGCCAGTGGTTCGGGTAAAACCTACTCTGCCCTTGTGTTGGCTTCAAGTCTTGGCAAAAAGATTGCAGTTATTGATACAGAAAACGAATCTGCATCTTTATATGCAAATGAATTTAACTTTGACACATTGCCATTAAAACCGCCCTATAGCCCTGAACGTTTTGCAGGCGCGATCCATGCAGCACATAACATGGGCTATGAAGTTCTTATCATTGATAGTGCTAGTCATGAATGGATTGGAACTGGTGGATGTTTGGAAATCAACGATGAAGCAGCTAAACGTTTTAAAGGTAACACTTGGTCAGCTTGGTCAGAAACTACACCACGTCACCGCAAATTTATTGACGCGATTCTTCAAACAGATATGCACATTATCACTACAACTCGTGCAAAAACTGAGACTGTACAAGGTGAAAAAGGAAAAGTTATCAAACTTGGTATGAAAGCTGAGCAGCGTGAAGGCTATGAGTATGAGCTTACCGTTTCACTCGATATGTTGCATGAAAATAAATTTGCAATCCCCACAAAAGACCGAACCAAACTTTTTAATCCAACAGGCGAAGTAATCACAAAGGAAACTGGCGAAAAGCTCATTGCTTGGCTTAACGATGGTCGCAGCCAAGAAGAAGCGCTTCAAGCTGCTTTTGATGAAGCTATCAAGCGTATCAATGCAACTACAGATGTTGCTGAACTTGGAATCATCTATTCACAGTTCAAAGGTACTGATTGTGAAGCTGAAATAGTTAGCGCTTGTAGTAGTCGCAAGCATTCTTTAATTGGCACACATGGCAATGCGTGAGGAAGGCAGCATGACAGATTTGAATAAGGAAAGAGAGGCTTTTCTGAATACCTTCCAATATTACAAAGGAAGAAGAGACATTATTTTTAGTCATGAGCATGAACTGTTTATGACTAGATCAAACAATCCTTCTGAAGTTGCTCAAAAAGAAATAAGCAACATGAATAGCCGTTGGGATGCTTGGCTTAGATGTGCAAAGCATCGTGATGCAAAGCTTGAAAAAGCCAAAGCTCAGGCGGTGCTAGATACACATATTGTTGTGCCTAAACTTCCAAGCCAAGAAATGATTCAAGCTGGATTAGAAAAGGTCCGTGAAAGTTGGGATGAAAACCCTCCGGATGGGTTCAATTCGTTTATGTGGGGCGACATGATCGAAGTTTGGAAAGATATGGTTGAAGCAAGCGAATCGGGAGCTGAGGGATGAGTGAAAAAGCATTTAAAGATTTAAAAATTCGGTTCCATCTAGCTATTGGTTTGGATAACGCACATCGTGAGGACATTGGGAAATTATCCGATTGGATCGAAGAGGAATGTTGGGAAGTGATGGATGAAAGAGAGCAAAAAGAAACTCTTTCGGAAATAGCAGAAGAATGGGCGCAGCAGTATTTAGATTTAGGAGCGACAGTTGAATGATTAATAAATACAAAATCGAGTCACTAGGCGACTTTCTTAAAATACCTGCTGATCGAATTAAAGATTGTTTGGCAGAGTTAGGTGACCATTTATTTGCAATGCGTCAGACCATCGACAATTTTGGTGTTGAGCCTACTGGCAATGAAGTGAAGTCTTTCACTTGGGAAGATGATGGAAAGCAAGACCTAGCAATTAAAGCAACTGTTGGTGAAGAAGTCGTAGAGGTGAAGTTCACTAAAGCGGAAAGTAAGGAGGGGTAATGGAAATTGATCGTCGTGTACGTGCCAAAGAATTTATGTACCTTCTATCGATCCAGAAGGATAAATTCTATGAGTGGGTAAATTCTGGAAAAATCAAACAACCCATTCGCGTAAGTGAAAAAGATGTATTTTGGTACTCTTCATACGTTAAACAGAAAGTTGAAGAGTATAAGCAAGAATCTGATATAGTAGCCCACATCTAGTGGGCTTTATTTTACCCTACCCAAAGAAAAACGGGTAATCAAACGGGCAACCCTCCAAGCTCCATTTATTTTATTATTATATTTAAGTGACTTACAATGAAGATTGTCATTCTCAACAA